CGTGTTTACCTGCTCCACGTACTTGGTGAAGGATTCCACCACGACGGTCTCACAGTCGTCCTCCTTTAGAACTTTAGCCAGTGTCCTAGGGAAGGCGTTGGCATTCTCTACAGGAATTATGTTGAACCTGTTGGCGTTACGGAATGGAAATCCCTTGCGCTCCAAGTCTAGTATGTAGGTGGTCTTCGGGTCTAGGTTACGGAGTGCCGTACTCTTTCCGCTACCGCTATGACCCACGATTGCTATTAGTGGTTTATACATTATCTGTTGTTACTTCTATTTTTGTTTCTGGTTCGATGACACCGTAGAAGGTGTCGAATTCTAGCTGTTCCTCACTAGGCCACTTGTCACGCAGTAGCATAAGTCCGATGAGTCCGTAGTTTGCGATGTCCTTGAAGGTATCCTCCAGCGATTCGTTCTCAGGGGGTTCCTCCTTGTCCATCAGCAGATTCGCAAGGCGTTCTACCTTGTCGTACAGGCGCACGCTAAGACCCTTGACGCCGAACCGGCTGATGTTCCCCGGCCCGTAGTCTTTCTGCTTACTGTCCAGCAGCCTTACGCACTCCGCCGCTATGAACAGCGCACGCTTACCTGCTACTGTATCTAGTTGTATCTTCATTTGCTAAGCGTCCTTCCGATTAGTATGGACAAGTTCTGCACAGACTTGTCTATCGCGGTTAGCTTACTGCCGAGCATATCTGCTGCCGCAAGTGTTGCTGCGGTTTGACTGACAGAGTCAGCAGACAATATGCCTGTCATCTCGTTGTCCTGTAGCGTAGCTTCGAGAGTCTTGTTGAGGGACTCCAAAGCTGCCGTGTAGCGTAGCATGGTAAAGTTATCCATGCCGTCTCTGTAGGCATCGTGCCTAGCCGTTAGTGTTTTCTGTGTTACTTCCATGTTCTTTCTCCAAATCTTCTATGCTTTCTTCTAGCTCATGTACCCTACCCCACGCGAAAGCCAACGAACTATATGACATTTCGTGCGCTGCCTTTAACTTATGTGTCAGGTCTACCACTTGGTCTACCGCACTTATGTAGTATTCTTGCGTCATAGCTGAAACTGTAGAGGGTCGTAGACTTTGCGAACGTAGTCCATGTTGACTACGGACTCCCGGTCACCGGCAGAGTTCGACGTACACAGCGGAGTAAACGAACAAAGGCCGAACTTAGTTTCGCAACAGGCAAAGTTGCTAAGGAAGATATCCTCACCGTCTTGGCTTTCGTGCGTGTTGAAATAGATTTCCAGCTTGCGCCTTATCCTAACCACAAGGTCATCAATGTAGGCTTGGAACTTGGCTAGCCTGTCGCCGCTGAACTCAAATATCTCGCTGCGCTCAAACTTGTTTCTGTTGGAACGCCCAAGGAACAGGCCGTTAATCATACAGCCTACGTCGTCTTCGGGGAAAAGCTTATTCCAGATGAGCTTGTAGAACATAAGTTGCGGAGAGATTTTGTAGGACGCAAGGTAAGAGGCAACGCCATAGGCTGCCGTGGACTTGTGGTCTACGATGACAGGCCTGCCGAAGTAGGTTCCGACAAAGTCTATCGTACCGCAGAAGAGTACGTCCAGCTCTGGTGTTTGTAGGTAGGGGTAGGCGAAGCGCATCTCCAGCAGCGGGTCAGGGTCTTTGCGTACCGTTAGCCCTGTGTCCTCCTTGAAGTATTGCTGGAGCAGGTTGACCAAGTGCGCTAGGTCTCGGAAGTCCTTGTCGGGTACAAGTATATCAGCGTAGTGGTCTATGGCTTTGTTAACTGCCTTCTCTTCGTCACCGTCAAAGTAGTACGACTCCAAGGCTTTGTGTACTGCCGTGCCGTACTCCATCTTGTGGTTAGAGTTTCGCTTACGTAGCCCACGACACAGCATATACCACAGCCTGCGCTCGCACGCTGACTCCTTTATGAGTGACGCATCTATCTTTAGTATAAGCTTACCTTCTTTTGTTTTTTCTAGGTTAAGTAATTCCATATGTTTTCTTTAGCAGTTCTGCCTTATCTAGCAGGGTTTGTTTTTCTTTCGGCACACGCTTCTTACGCGCTGTTTTAGATTTGGCTAATGCCACTTGTGGCTCGGTTAACTTTAGATAGCTGTCGAAGTGTTGGAGTAAGTCCTCATCCGACATGGACTCCAGCTTTTCTACGGTGCAGTCTAGTAGTTCTTCAATCGTCATACAGGTCTACGATGAAGAGTACCGAGAACAGCAGGGTAAAAAATACAGAGGCTAAGGCTAGTATCAGTAAAGGCATTCTGTTTATCTCGCCACGTTTAGCGAGCTACCGTCCGTGTCGAACAGGAAGTCCACAAGTTTTTGCTGCTCTTCCAGCCACTTGATGTCCTCCTTGTTTACCATTATGTTTTCTTTGTTAAAAGTATCCAACTCCTTGGCATCTTGTAGCCAAGTAAGTAGCTCTGATTTCCATACAGATGAATCCGCAAACTCGTACTGTAGTTCTCTGGCTTTAACTTGGTTACGTGTGGTATCCTTGAAGTAAATCAAGATTCCTGCATCCGTCTTACGAAACGAAACTTGAGTACGTAGCTCCGCGTAGATTGGCCCGTACTCTGTAGAGTTGTCAACAAGAAACTTGAAGCCGTCAGTTAACTTTACATAGAGGGTGTTGACCGTGTAGCCTGTGTCGTCTGCGGTGATTAGCATATCTTTCTGCCCATCGAGTAGCTTATCCAAGATGGGCTTTATTTTATAAGCGTTGGTCGGGCTGTAGGTTGAACGCCGAGCCGCAGGCTTAGTGCGTATTTTACGTAGAAGATTTGAGTGATCTTCTAGAACTGTCTCCCTTTTGTGGGCTTCGTTGGTGTTATCCATGTGGGTAAAAGTCAGGGTAGCGTAGTGTTTCTCAGAGTATGAATTACCCGTCCGTACATCTCGTACGACACCATGCTACGCTACCCTTGTTTCTCCTAGGCCTCCTTCTCGGTGGCCATCAGTTCCTCCATACGACGTAAGGCAGCTTTGCCCTCGTCGAAGTCACCAGCGGCAAAGTATGCCTTGGCCTTCTTGAACAGCTTGCCGGGAGTATCCCCGCCACCTGCTTCTGGAGTCCACTTGTCAGCATCCTCCTTGGTGTAGATCACCAAGTCAGGATACTTTGCCGTCAACTCGGCACGCAGCTCATCAGTCGTCTGGCCGTTAGGCTTCAACGAGTTCTTTACCGTAGACCGAATCCGTGCGCTAACCTGCTGATTTATCAGACCTAGCGTTTTGTCTTCTCCGTACCTAGAGACTACGTCTGCTGTAGTCTTGAACTCTGGTACATGGAACTTGAAGTCTTTCCAATCTCCCGACTGGAAATGCTCCACCTCGTATGTGGTATCTATCGTTTGCATTTTACTTACTTGTTACTTTCGCGCATTCAACTGTTAGCGCAAAAAATTTAATGGGTGCTAAGGGAAAATCGCTTAACATATAGTAATAAGCAGGAATCGTGCCAATCCCGGTTAACAGTTGAAAGTTTTTTATTAGCCTGCACAATACCTGTATCATTACCAATCGCTGTGTTATGTGCGCCAGTTGTAACCCGCACTAGGGTTGTGACCTATCGCTACGTTATGTGTACCCTTGGTTATCGGTCGCTTTGCCAATGGAAGTCTAGGCTGTCCCGACCTAGGATTCTGTACTGGGTTGCCAATCGGAGTAGCTCGCGGACATTGCCCGCCAATAGGGTAGGGCTTGCAAAATGACTGGCCTTTGCTGCGGCATGAATTAACTTTAGTAAGTCCTCGTACTCTGCGTCGGTCAGGGTATCCTTGAGGATAAGCCTTGCGTCTTTCATACGCTTCCTCAATGGCTTTAGATTTAGCCTAAACGTGGCTACCCTATGGTACAGATCATTACGGAAGCTTGCGTCCAAACAGTTTGTAGCAAAGACAAACCTGCCGGTGAACTCCGTGTCCTCGTTCTCCCCTATCCTACGAAACTTGCGGGTCTCTATCAAACGCAGCAGCATCACCTGTAGAGCAGGGGTTATGTCTCCGATCTCATCCAGAAAGAGTGTGCCTTTGGAGGCTGCAACCAGTAGACCCATACGACTACTGATGGCTCCGCTGTAGCTTCCCTTTACATGGCCAAAGAGTTCGGCCTGTACCAAAGCGTCAGGCATGGCCGACAGATTCAA